ACAGGAAGCGCTCTTCTAAGCATGTCCAACTTCAAGCTCAGCCCGAAACAGCAGGAGGCTCAACAACTCCTGGGTGGTGGCTCTGAGCATGTGATGCTATTAGGTGGTAGCCGATGCGTTGCTGGCGACACGATCCTTGACGGACACACAAAGACAATCGCTGAGCTTGCTGAGATCGGAGAACCCGTCGAGGTTTTGACGAGCTGGGGCAAGCAAATGGCGCACGCCCCCTTCCTGAAGGGAAGATGCTTGATGCTGCGCGTCGAACTTGATGATGGGCGTTCGATCACGGTAACGCCCGATCATCGTTTCTGGAATGGAAGACGTTGGATCAAAGCGGAAGAGATCGGCGTCGGTAGTGCGGTCGCGGTGCGCACATATTCGCAAAGCCTTCCTGGCTCCAATTCGGAACCTTCCCGGTTAGCGTCTCTTGAAGATGAGCCTTATTGGAGGCGAAAAGCCGTAAGTTTTCTGGATCGTTGTTTTTTATATTTCCGTCAATGTGGTCAACGACTTCTCCAGGCTTCAGCGGACGCCTTATCTTGTCGTGCATTACAATTCGATGTGCTGGGGCATAGCCTGTTGAGTCCGTCCCCGCCTTTCCACGCTTCGCAATTGCGCGTATTAGATAGCCGTAAGGACCATCTTTCGCGACGCGACGCAAAACATATCCCCTTCGATCAAGGGTCGTGCCATTCTTCCATTGAGGATGGTTCTCAAGTGTTTGATCGTGCCTCTTTATCGATATCCCGCGTTTTCTGGCGTATTTGCGAACAGTTTCTTTGTTTACGTTCAGGAAATCAGCAATCTCTACAGCTGTCTTTCCTTCTGAAACCATCTTCAAGAGCAATGGAATACGCTCTGTTCCAATTCTTCCGGTTCTTTTATCTCTCATACGATAGACCTTATTCCGTTGGCTACAGTCTTGCTAAGGTCTTATGTATAACGCGAACCGCTGAAAAAAGCTATTACACTCTTCACGTTCCTACGTCAGAACAGTATTTTTCTAACGGCATACTTAATCACAACTCAGGAAAAACGTTCGTGATCTGCCGGACAATATGCGTCCGCGCCATCAAAGCCGAAGGCAGCCGCCATCTGATCGCCCGCCATCGGCTTGCGCACGTCAAAGCCTCGATCTGGCGTGACACCTGGCCCAAGATGATGCAAATATGCTTTCCTGGGCTCTATGAGAAGTGTAAAATAGACAAAGGCGACCTGATCATCACGTTTCCGAACAAAAGCGAGATTTGGTTCGCCGGTCTTGACGACGACGAAAGAACAGAAAAAATCCTGGGCCAGGAGTTCGCCACCATTTTTCTTAATGAATGCTCGCAGATGTCTGAGCATTCTCGCGAAATGGTCATGACTCGTCTTGCGCAGCGCGTCGCTGTGCATCCGATGGGCAAGCCTGGGCCAAAGCCTGACCCTGAGAAGAAGAAATCCGTCGCGCAATATCTCAGGCTGCGCGCCTTCTACGACGAAAACCCGCCAGCCCGCACGCATTGGACCTACCGGACCTTCATCGAGAAAAAGCGCACGGCTCCTCCCTACACAGCGCTTCCTGATCCGCAGAACTACGCCTGGATGCGGATCAATCCCGCCGACAACGCTGAAAACCTCGATCAGCGCTATCTCGATAGCCTGCAGAACCTAAGTCCCCGGCAGAAACAGCGTTTCTGGGACGGAGAATTCGGCTCCTCGAACGAAAACGCGCTCTGGACCTATGACGTGATCGAGCGCAACAGAGTCAATTCGGCTCCCGAAGACCTTGTGCGCGTCGTCGTCTCGGTTGATCCGTCCGGCACGTCGGGTCCAGAAGACCGGCGCTCGGATCATGTCGGCATCACAGTCGGCGCGCTCGGAACCGATGGAAAAGCCTATCTGCTTGAGGATTTGACCATAAAGGCTGGTCCGGACGTCTGGGGAAAAACCGTCGTTTCGGCTTATGAGCGGCATGACGCCGATTGCGTCGTCGGAGAAGTAAATTTCGGCGGCGCGATGGTCGAGCACGTCATCAGGACGGCGGCGAGCGAAATTGGGATGGATGTCGTCTACAGGGAAGTGCGCGCGACCAGAGGCAAGATCGTGCGCGCCGAGCCGATTTCCGCCCTGTATTCGCAGAATCGGATTTGCCACGTTGGCGTTTTCCAGGAGCTTGAAGATCAGCTTATGTCGTTCACGACGGCGGGATACATGGGCGACAGAAGCCCGGATCGCGCGGATTCGTGGGCGTGGGCCTGTACCTCGCTATTTCCTGGCATTGTGCGCGGACGGCATACGGAACTCGAAGACGCATTCAAGCCGCAATTCGAAACAGGCGGCGAGGCCGCAGGGGGCTGGCTAAGAGCCTAGCATGGCAGCAAAAAAACAGCCCAGGCAGACAGAAACGGGCCTTATCCGCACCGTTCGCGAACGGCTGGAGCACGCCTATCTGCACGACCGCGACAACCGCCTCGATGCGGCCCAGGACATGCGCTTTCTCGCGGGCGATCAGTGGCCCGCCAATGTGCGCAGCCAGAGGGAGCAGCAAAACCGCCCCGTGCTGACGCTGAACCGGCTGCCGTCCTACGTCTTTCAGGTGGTCAACGATTTCAAGGCCAATCCGCCCGCGATCAAGGCGGTTCCGGCGACTGACGAGGTCGACAGTGGGCTTTTGGACGCCTATAACGGCATTTTTTCGGAAATCCAGTACAAATCTAACGCAATTAACGTATTCGGCGCGGCGTATGCTCACGCTGTTTCTTGTGGGATTGGTAATTTTCGCATTGAAACTGGCTATGTCAGCGACGACTCCTTCGATCAGGAAATCCGCATTCGGCGCATTCCGTTCCCGCTTTCGGTGTTCTGGGATCCGAACGCAGTAGAACCGAGCCGCTCTGACGCCGAATGGTGCCTTGTCATCGATCAGATGACGGAGAAGGCGTTCAAGGACAAATACCCGGACATTCCGCCCGAATCCGTGCATGTCCCCATCGACGAGCAGTTCGGCGTCTCCCGGCTCTATTGGCGGCTGAACGACCTGATTTCGATCGCCGAATATTGGCAAAAAGTTTCGGTCACGCGCACGCTCGCCATGTTCGAGGGCGGGCAGGCGGTCGACATCACTAATATCGCCAAGGACCAGCTCGTCCACATGCCGAACATCGTGCAGCGGCGCACGGTTGAGACGCACGAGGTCCGGCAGTGGCTGGTGACGGGATCGAAGATCATCGACGGCGGCATCGAGGGCAATCTCTGGCCGGGAATGCACATCCCGATCATTTCCGTGGTCGGCGCCGAGATTCCGCTTGAGGACAAGGTCATCAGGCACGGGCTGATCCGCTTCGCCCGCGATCCGCAGCAGCTCTACAATTACTGGCAGTCGGCGATCACGGAATCCATCGCCTTGCAGCCGAAAGCGCCCTATCTCGCGACGCCGAAGATGATCGCGAAATACAAGGGCCAATGGGACACGCAGAACACCATAACTAGGCCCTATCTGCTCTACGAGCCGGACCCGGAGGCCCCAGGCGCGCGCCCGACTCGCGAAGCGCCGCCGCCGATGCCTTCCGCCATGCTCGAACAGTCGAAGATCGCCGTCGAGGACATGAAGGCGATCACCAACATCTACGACGCCTCGCTCGGAAACAGATCGAATGAAACCTCGGGACGCGCTATCATCGCTCGCCAGCATCAAGGCGACATCGGCACGTATCACTTTCTTGAAAATTTCAACGCATCTCTCGTCCATGCCGGCGTTGTCATCAACGATCTCATTCCGCACATCTACGACAGCGAAAGACCCGTCCGGCTCCCCGGCGAAGAGCACGAGACTCCCAAATTCGCGACCATAAACAAGACCCAAATGCAGGCCAACGGCATTCCGATGATCGTGAATGACGTGCGCCAGGCCAAATTCGACATCCGCGTGAAGATAGGGCCTTCCTTCGCGACGCGGCGCATGGAGGCCATCGACAGCCTCATGAAGCTGATCCAGTCCTTCCCGCAGGCGGCCCAGGTCGCGGGCGATCTCATCGTCAACCTGCTCGACGTGCCAGGGGCCGAGGAACTCGCGGCCCGCCTCAAGCGCGCCATCCCGCCGCAAATCCTCGGCGACGACCAGGAGCAGACGCCCGAGCAGCAGATGCAGAAGCAACAAGCCATGCAGCAACAGCAGCAACAGCAGCAGATGCAGCAGCAGATGGCGCAGCTTGAGATGCTTCTGAAGCAAGCCGAGACGAGCAAGACCGGCTCGGAGGCGAAGCTGAAGGACGCCGAGGCGACGCTGAAACAGGTCGAGGCCTATATCGCGAGCAAAACCGCGGATTCCGCCGTCGCCCAGGCGCACACGAACGCGCTCCAGGGCCTGCAGGACGTCCACTCGAAGCGCATGCAGAGCGCGCAGCAGGCCGACCAGCACGCCGCGCAGATGGCGAACCTCTTGCAGCCGCAGGGGCCGAGTCCAGACCATGCCGAGATCGGGGCCTTATTGGAAAATATGCTGAAGAAGGGCCAGCTTGGCATTCAGCAGCAGCAGTTGCGCCGGGTGACGGCGCTCGCCGACGAAGCCTCGGCCGGAACGCAGTCGCGCATCTTGGATAACGCATTGAAACAGCAAAAACTTGGGCAAGATAGGATCAGCGGCTACTGACATGGATCAAAACGCGCTCGCCTCCTTCTACAATCAGCCCTTGAACGCGCTCTATAACCCTGGCACGGCGGCGATCCGCAGCGACCAAGACAATATGCGCGCCGCCACCAACACGCTCGGCCTCACGCCGCAGGAGCAGGCGCTGTATCAGCGTCATCTCGACAATCTTTCCGGCTTTGGCGGCGTGATGAACGACGATGGCAGCCGCTCGACGCTGTATCAGGGCGTTGTGCAGGGGCCGGGAGGCCGGTTTTACAATGTTCCCACGGTCTGGGACGGGCAGATTTTGCCGTTTCCAGAGGCTCTAAAGCGCGTGTCCGCTGTGGGATGGGACAAGTTCCCGTCTTATGCTACGCCAGAAGAGGCCGACGCCAGATATGACGCCATGCATCATTACATGGACCGCGATACAGGGCGTTATCTGAGGTCGCGGGGATTACTGAGATGACGACACGGTACGTCTTCGATCTTCAGAGCGCGTATAACGCGTACTGGAGCGCCAAAACCTTCCGGGAGCAGCAGGCGGCTTACCACGAAATCCTGCTGTTCGGCGGATATGACAGCTTCAGGTCGCCAAGCTGGCGCATTTCCCTTGCCCGCTGGCTCCGGATGCTGGCGTTCCGTGTCGAAGGAAGGCGCTCTGATCCGATCTCCGTCCGGGAAGCTCAGCCCGACAAAAAAGTAGATGCCGTCTTGCGCTATCTGTCTGAAAGGCAGCGGATAGCGCAGCACTAATTGAGCAGCGTTTTGTCCAGTTAAACCAGCTTCATTCGCCTGTTTTCAGGCGGCGCGGTCCGGTTTGAACGGCTGCCCGCGCAAGCGCGCGATTCGAACGCGCATCTCTGCTCTCGTTTGAGAGCATACCGCATTTCAGTTTGCGTTCAACGCCAACCCAACCAGCCCGCCGATCATTTTCGAGCGGGCTTTTTCGCGTCCGAAAGAACTCATGACAGAATCTTCGCCATCTGAGGCGTTAAACCAGGAATCAGCTACCCCCGTACAAGCATCAGATTCGCAAGTTCAGCCGCAGGCCGCGGTTGAGGTTGCGCAACAAGCTGCCGAAGCCGTCACAACGACGGATAAGCAGACCCCGGAGCCGGGAACCGTTACCGGCAAAGGCGAACCCGAGACAGAGTCGAGGGCAAACGCTCGCATACGGCAACTCGTTGAGGAAAAAAAGGCTGCCTTGGCGAAGGCGGACGAGCAGGCAAGTCTGGCCGACAGCCTGCGCCGTCAACTCGACGCCATTAAGCCAATTCCGGCCGGAAACGAGAGCGACCATCCGGACCAAGCTTCGTTTATCAAGGCCACGATAGCGGAAGCGACGGTCCAGGCGCAGAAAGCGGCTCTGGAGCAGCAGGCAAGGCAACTTGAGAACGCTGCCGTCCAGAGCCGTAATCGCGCCTACGACGCGCGCGTGCAGGAGTTTCAGGACAAGGCCCCGGACTATCATCAGGTCACGGGCAATCCGAACCTTCAGATCACGCCGCTGATGGCCGATGCGATCCGCACTTCCGAGACAGGTCCGCAAGTCGCGTACTACCTCGGCAAGAACCCTATCGAAGCGTCCCGAATCGCCAGCCTAACCCCTCTCGAGCAGGCCACCGCCATCGGCGCCCTGAGCGCGAGGGTTTCAGTGCCGGAAAAGCGCGTAAGCTCGGCTCCCGCCCCCGTCAAGACCGTCACCGGCTCAACGGTGAAAGCGTCGCCGGAACTCGGCGATATGTCCTATGAGGACTATCGCAGAACTCGCATGGGGAAGTGAGCCTAATCTCAACCATAGAGACTAGGAAAAAGTCAGCATGAGCAGTTCCATCCTAACTCCATCCATCATCGCCAAAGAGGCGTTGATGCAGTTGGAGAATAATCTCGTCATCGGCAATCTTGTGCACCGGGCCTACGAAGCCGAATACGGCCTCGACGCCAACGGCAACAAGAAGGGCTCGACGATCACGATCCGCAAGCCGGTTCGCTACACTGTCCGCTCCGGCGCGCTTGCGAGCGTGCAGGATACGCTCGAAGGCTCGACGACCATCGTGGTTGACCAGCAGAAGGGCGTCGATCTGCAGTTCTCAAGCTCCGACATGACCTTGAAAATCACCGACTTCAGCGAGCGGTACATCAAGCCGGCCATGTCGCAACTCGCGAACCAAGTCGATAAGGACTTGTACGCGCTCGCCGATTACGTTCCGAACTGGACCGGCACGCCGGGTCAGACGATCAACAGCTTCAGCGACTTCTCCGTCGCAGCCCAGCGCATGGACGAGCTTGCGATCCCGGCAGACGAGCGCCGCGCCATCCTGGCTCCGGCAGACTATTGGGGCATGGTGTCGAGCTTCACCGCGCTCTACGCCAAGCAGGGCGTGACCGCCGAGACGGCCTTGCGCTCGGCAGAGCTTGGCCGCGTCGCCAATCTCGACGTGTATTCGGCCCAGAACGTCTACACGCACACCTGCGGCACGCGCACCAACACCACGCCGCAGCTCGACGGCACTCCGACTGCTCAGTCCTACAACTCTGTTCTGACCTCCTACAATCAGGACATTCTCCTCAAGGGCGCTGGCACCTCCGTCACCTATAACAAGGGCGACATCGTCACCTTCGACGGGGCCTTCGCCGTCAACCCGGTGTCCAAGGCCACGCTGCCCTACCTGCGGCAGTTCGTAGTCAACACGACCGTCACCGGCTCGTCAGGCGGCGCCGTCACCATCAACGTAATGCCGCCGATCATCACGTCCGGCCCGTACCAGACCGTCTCCGCAGGCCCGACTGACGGCGCGACGGTGCTGAACCTCGGCACAGCCTCCACCGGCTACAGCCAGAACCTGTTCATGCACAAGAACGCGCTCGCGCTCTGCATGGTGCCCATGGAGATGCCGGACGGAGCCGTGAAAAAGGCTAGAGAGAGCTACAAGGGGCTGTCTGTACGGTTGATCGGGTCTTACGACATCATCAACGACGTAAACCTCTACCGTCTCGACATTTTGTATGGCGTGAAAGCAATATATCCAGAGCTTGCCGTTCGTGCATCTGGTACGGCCTAACCTTTACGCCTTATTTCCGCCTAATTCTGACAGTACAAAATAAAGGCTAGTCAGAGTTAGGTGGAAGTATGGAAACGTGTTCGATAAAAGGTTGTGAGAATAAGCTCTTCTCTAAGGGATGGTGCCAAAAGCACTACGCTCGCTGGAGAAAGTATGGAAATCCGCTAGAGCTTAGGCAGAAGCAGAACCACGGGATGACCGTGGAGCAGCGCTTCTGGTTGAACGTCAACAAGACCGGAAAATGCTGGGAATGGACAGGCTACCGCGATCCTCATGGATACGGTCGCTTAAACATCGACGGCACGCCGATTCTTGCTCATCGCATTTCTTGGCAGATTCACAACGGCCCGATAACGCCGTACCTGCACATTCTGCACAAGTGCGATAACCCAAAGTGCGTTCGTCCGAAGCATCTTTTCCTTGGAAATCAAGCGTCTAATAACGCTGATATGAAGGCCAAGGGACGCCATAACCCTGGCGTTTCTCGCGGGGAAGATCACGGATGCTCAAAACTCACAGCCGAGCAAGCCTTGGAAATCAGGGCGAGCAAAGAGAAGGGTAAGGTTTTAGCGGAGCGCTACGGCATTTCGCTAACCAACGTCTACGACATCAAGAACGGCAAAATCTGGCGGCATCTGCCCGCCTGATCTGAAACGACCAGAGAACGCTTACGCAGAGGCCCGATCATTCGGGCCTTTTTCATTTCAGAGAGGACTAAACCATGTCTGTAAGATACAAATCGGACGGCAACGTCGATGGCACCGTGCTCGGACAGGCCACCACGGAGAAGATCGGCTTTTACGGCGGCACCCCCGTCGTTCAGCCTTCGGCCACCGCCCAGAGCGCGGTCGCGACCACGGCGCTCACCACCATCGGCTCAACGACGCTGACGGCGACCGATCTTACCTCGCTCAACGCCATCGTCACGCGCTGCGGGGCTTTGACGACGCTCGTCAATCAGCTTCGCACCGATCTCGTGACGAACCTCAATCTCCTGAAGGGTTCGGCCTAGAGACAACAGCATGATCTGATTGATTTAATCAGGTCACTATGTAAAATACGAAACGCCGAAGTGCTGAGAACACAACGGCGTTTCTAACCAGCCGAACATAGGAGGTTCGAATGGCTGTTCAGACTGTCGCAGAAGATGCGATTCCCTGCAAGAATGTGATTTCTAGGGCTGACGCTGAAAGGTGTGGGCTTAAACGGTTTTTCACCGAGCTCCTGACAACTGCAGGAAAAGCAATACATGGAACTCCTCATTGGATGCGGGTCAAATCGAGAAAAAAAGATAGCCTGGAAGGGCA